GACTCGGAAAGTATAGCGCGGTTGGGCAGCGACGGTTGACGTAACCAGGCGTCTCTTACACTCAAAGACCTGAGGTAGGAATCGGCCGCGAGAGCCGGTTGCTCTCGCGGTCCCAGAGTACAAGCGTTTATTTCTGGACTTGAGCGACGACGAACGCCTGGGGATATTTCAGCGCGACGTCGCCAAGCATGAACGTTGTGAGCTCGATCATGCCTTGCTTTTTGAGCCTGAACGGATCAACGACGAGCTCGAATCCGCTTCCCCACATCCCGATCACGAGCGTCGGGAAGACTCCGAGGATCAGTGCGTGATTGTTCGCCGTGTCGCCTCGGACGCCTGTCTTCGGAACCTGATTCGAGGATCGAGCCGTGTAGCCGGCCAAAGTATCGTCATCCGCCCAGGCCGGCAAAGCGATCGTATTCGCGAGCCGCGGCGTGAGCTTGAGATCGGCCTTAATTCCCGGAGTCGTGAGCCATGCCGGATCGCCGAGCTGATCCGCGTTCACGTCCTCCAGGTCCTCGACCATCTTGATCACGTCCGCGTAGGCGTTTTCCCCACCGTTGCCAGAATCGGCCGCGACGATGAAGGACTGGACGCCGGTCGTGAACATGATCCCGACGGGAGAGTTTCCGCCGGTCGGTCCCTGGATCGCGGCGAAGTCGACCGCGAGAGCCATGTCACGGGCGAGGTCCTGTCGGACGAGCGTGTCGACGTCGATCACAGCCTGGGCGAGTAACTGTCGGGAATAGCTCGTCGAGGACTGGTAAGTGTGCGGCGAGCTCGGGACTTGTCCGAGTGTCAGGTTCGAATCCGCGACGTCGGCGCCGGGATTTTCAGCGACCCAGTATCCGGTCGCCGTTCCGGTTTGCTTCGGAAACGCCACATTGTCGCGCAGACCTGAGATCGTTTGCGCGCCGAGTTCTTTCACGCGCATCGAGTTATACAGGAAATCGATGAACGCCCCGGGTTCGGTGAACTTGAGCTCTTGTCCGGCCGTCGCGACGTTCGAGGAAAGTCCCGCGCGCTGCTGTGTTTTGCGAGCAAACGAGCCCGCGGAAATGTTCCAGGGGACGAAAACTCCGCCGTACCGCTTTCCCGTGACGGTCTTCTCGATCGTCTGAGAGATCTCGAGCTCGAAGCAATTTTTTTCCGCTCGCCGGTCCGACCCTTCCTGATTTTCGCTTGAGGTCAAGATCGCGCGAGAGAGGCTGTACTCTTTCAGTTCCCGTTCGGTGAGAGAAAACCGCGGCGTAGCCTGTCGCTCCGCTGCTGGTCGTGTTGCCGTTGCCGTCGCCATAAAAACTCCTCCGTTTTTTTCCGAGGATGCGGCTTTAGCGCCGGCCTCGAAGGTTTGAACTTGCGGGAAGATTGCGGGACTGGATCAGATTCGTCCAGCCCGAAGAAACACATTCAAAAAAACTTTCAGTTCGCCGTGGAGCTCGCGGCACCGCTCGTCGCAATCGCAGCGGGGAAAAACTTTTTAAAGGCATCGCTGAGGTCTGTGATCGCACGGGCTGCTGTTTGCATCCTCTCCGCGAGTTCGATGACATTGCCGGCGTGAATCGCTTCGACGCGATCGCTTGTACACGCCACGCGCGCCACGACTTCGATGAGCGTATCCGATTTGCCGCGCTGGTCCGCGCGCGCGGCCGCTCGCATGAGAGCCGAAAGCAGATCAGGATGACGCTCGACCATCGACCGGAGCGCGACGCTCGACTGGATCAGCTCGAGGAGTTGAAGCGTTGGTCGGCTGATCGTGTGATCGTTCATCGCTGAGACAACTCTACTCGCCCGTGGCAAATCGCGACGCTAGAGAAGCTGCGATCGCGAACTCTCGCGACTCCGGGAGAACGGGTGATAAGAGGGAAGACGGTCAGATGACGCCTCTGATCCAGGCGTCGATGATCGCGGCCTTGGCGCTCGCGGGGATGCTGAGGATGAGCTTGTCCAGGCGATCCTCCAGGACCCCGTTTGCATGACCGTTGCCCTTCGCGGATCCGTTCGTCGCCGCGGCCGCATGCCCGTTGCCGTTGCTCGAGGTGCGCTCCGCGGTCTGCTGATAGCGAACATGTGCTCGGCAAAGTCCGGCTACATTCCTGGGCGAGAGCACAGTTTCGCATCCTGGCCGTTTGCATAATTTAGGCGTGACATTCGCGTCTGTTTCGGGAGTTTTCATGGTAGTTACCCCGCTTTCCTGCTCACTTGCTTTTTCAGAGTTGACGTCGCTCGCCGTCGGAGGCGGCTCCTCCGGAGGCTTTTTCTTGGCAGCTTTCAGTCGCCGTTGTTCGATGGGGCACGGCTCAGAATCGGTGCACCAGGCACAACACGGCAAACCACGCTCGTCGGTGAGTGTGGCCGGACACCCGGGACGGCCGTGCTTCGCGACGCATTGAGCGCATTCTTGCAGCGTCATCCTCCAGGCTCTATCCCGGAAGTGTATTCCGATCGCTGTGCTCGCTGTGGAAAACCTGTGGGAAACCTTGTGCAAGACCTCGGTTTTTCGGCGCGGGCTTTGTGCGCTATAGTCGGCCTTCGATTTGGACTGCCGGCCGCGCTTTGCCGGTCTTCCAAGCGTTCTCGGCGCTTGCTTGTATTGATCTGGCCAGGATCATGCGGCGAGTGAGGGCGGGATCTCCGTGGTCCTGCCCGCCCGAGAATCCGCAATCACGGAAAGCAGTCACACACGGAGTGACCGATGCCCGACGACGAAAACGAAAAGAAACCCGATCACAACCAGGAGCAGGAGTTTGAGGAGTGGGACCGTGAGCATCGGGAACCCATCATCTCCCCCGATGCGGAAGAGATTTTGCGGAACGAAATGCGCTTCGATCGCATCGCGCGCGAGGCGCTGAAAGCTTTCTATGACAAACATCGACAAGAAGCGTTTGCCGAGAAGCGCGACGTGATCAATGCGGAGCTGGACGCGGAGTTTGGAGCTCGCGGAGGTCGCGAGAAAGATGCGGCCATAATTCCGCCGCAGTCGATCGAGCCCCATCCGAAGCCCGCGCCGGCCGACATCAAACCGCTGGCGACCGTCGTGGAGATCAACAAGGCCGCGACGACACCGAAGGATCCCGCGCCGGCGCCACCCGCGCCAGAGATCCCCGAGCAATCCCCCCAGCAGGAATCGATGAAAGTTTCTTCGCCGGAAAAACCTGCGACTGAGAACGCCGTCGTGGATAACCGGAAGACCGAAATAGAGAATCCCGCCGTCGAGCCGGAGAAAGAGGAAACTGCGACCTGGAGTCCCGAGACCAAAGAGTGGCACGCAACGCTCGCCGGCCCCGTTGTCGAAGGACCGATCGGCGACGTCCAGGTTGACGCCTCGAGTGCGGCCGAGTTCGAGCCCGCGGCGGATCCGGAGGACGAGGTCTCCGAGACGGAGTCGGAGTCGGCCGGCGAGGCCTCGAAGAGGAAAGCCGATCCGGAGCAACTACTCGCACAGCGACGCGAGCTCAAACGAAAGCTGAAAGATGGAAAGGGTCTGACCAAGCAAGAAGCGGCGATCTACTACAACAAAACCACGAGAACGATCTTCGACTGGTGCAAAACAGACGGGCCTTTGAAAGTTGTCAAGCCACGCGGCCGGATCACAGCTAAATCGATACTAGATTTCCCTCCCGAAGATGACATCGACGGCCCAGAGTGAAACCGCGTGAATTTTTTGTGAAGCAATCGGAAATTGTCGGAAGTTGTCGGAAGTTCCCAATCGGAAATTGTCGGAAGTTGTCGGAAGTTGTCGGAAGTTCGACGAGACCCTCGAGCACTTCCGATTACTTCCGATTCCAGCCCGAGTAAAGGCCAGCAGCGCGGGTTTTCGCCTCCCCATCCCGTCCCATCCCGCCTAAAAAGATTTTGTGAAGCAATCGGAAGTTGTCGGAAGCTCCCGCCCTTGACAGTTTCGAGTTCCGTGAGAAAAAGGGAAATCCTCACGGAGGCGTCCTGTGGCCAACACAAACCCGATGAACTTCCGAATCGTTCGACAACTGCTTGCCTTGAAAGCGTTCAAGCTCGCCGATGCTGCTGGGGTGAACTACTCGAGACTTTCGCTGATCGAGACCGGCATTCGCGATGCGACCAGGAGCGAGGACCTGACACTCCGCGCCCTTCTGCTCAAGGTCGCATTACGTCGCCGGCTCGAGCTCGAGGCAGCGATTATGTGGCTCCAATCGCGCGAGCCGCAAACCTGGGCGACAGACCCGCGGCAGGGTCTGTTTGAACCGTCGCCCGAGGAACAGATGTCCCGGGAGCCGTCTTCCCCATGAAAAAAGCCCCCGGCGACGACCGAGAGCTTTTCTGACTTCCGAGGATCAACGGGCAACGACAGCGCAGAAACCCCGAGCTAGAGGGTCACCACAGATGAAATCTACCACGAGCGGGCAAGTTACTTCCCCAAATTCGGCTCCGACCTCCAGTTCCTCGCAGCGCGGCCGAATCCTCGGTTTGCTGATCGACGCCCGCGGCGGCTGGGTCCCTTCGCCGGAGATCGCGGCGCTCGCCCAGCAATATAATTCTCGCCTTTTTGAACTTCGCCGGCTGAACTTCCGGATCGAGAACCGCGTCGAGGAAGTGAACGGGACCAGACTTTCCTGGTTTCGATTGATCTCCGGACCCGTCCAGGTCGAGCCTTCGACGGCTCCCGCCGCTGAGCGCGTCGACAATCCGCAACCGATCCCGCAGATTGTGAAGTCAGATCCGCGAGAACAGCTCCCACTTTTTTCCCCGAAAGAAGATCTCCGATGAAAAATCTCCTCCAAACTTTCCCGGTATCGACTGGACTCCTGGATCCGCGCCATGTCCAAGCCATCGGCCGCGCTGTGTGGGTCTATCTCTGGTTTCTGAATCGTGTGACGAGGGACGATCGGCGAGCCGCCGGCGACT